ATAAATCTTTATTTACAGCTATGAATGCTGATGCTATTGCTAATCATTTTTACGAACAAGGTAAAGCTGATGCAACAAAAGCAAGGGTAGCTAAAGATAAAAATATTAATCTTGAACCACGTAAGACTCATGGTGAAACAGAAGTTGGTGGTTTAAAGTTTAAAGTTTTAGGTGATTCTGCAGATGATTTCAAATTTAAAATTAGAAAGAAAAAATAAACTTTAAAATAAATTAATTATGGCAATTACAGGCGCAACTTTAACGGGCTTGCCAGAAACAGTTAAAAGAACGTTATCAACTAACTATATTGATTTCGCTACTTTAAGTGCTTCTGACGGATGGGCTCAACAATACCTGCCTGACTTAATGGCTAGAGAAGCTGAGATTTTTGGAAACAGAACAATCGGTGGATTTCTAGAGCAAGTCGGAGCGGAAGAGGCTATGACATCTGACCAAGTAGTTTGGTCTGAGCAAGGTAGATTACACTTTGCTTATAAAGGATATATAGCAAACGCTACTGCACAAACTGGAAATAACAGTGCTGCAGGTGGTACAATCGAATTAGAAACAACTATAGATGGACATACAGTTACTGACTCAGCTACTGTTGTTGATCACGGTGTTAGAGCTGGTGATACAATTCTTGTAGCTAACGCTAGCGCGGTAGCTAGATGTTTTGTAACGGCTGTTGCTGGAAAAAACATTTCAGTAGCTCCTTATGATGCAACTAACAACAACGGTCAATTAGGTGCTATTACTGGTTTTTCTGCTGGTTCTGATGGTGATGTGGATTACACTATCCTTGTTTACGGATCTGAATACAGAAAAGGAAGTAATGGTAGAACTGCTGCTAACCAACCAGGTTTCAAATCTTTAACTAACAAGCCAATCATATTAAAAGACATGTATCACGTTTCAGGATCTGATGCATCTCAAATTGGTTGGGTTGAAGTTTCAGGTGAAGTTGGACAAAATGGTTACATGTGGTATTTAAAAGCTGAAGGTGATACTAGAGCTAGATTTTCTGATTACTTAGAAATGTCTTTAATAGAATCTGTTAAGGGTGATGCTGCTCAATCAACAGCTGATACTTTAGATGCTACTGGTGGTGGTGATTACTTACAAGCTACTTTCGGTACTGAAGGTTTATTCTCAGCTATTGAAACTCGTGGTAATATCGCTACAGGTGTTAATGGTATTAACGCTGCTACTGATTTAGCAGAGTTTGATGCTATGTTAGCTGAACTTGATAGACAAGGTTCTATTGAAGAAAACATGATGTTTGTAAACAGAGCAACTGCTTTAGCTATGGACGACATGTTAGCTTCTATGAATTCTTACGGAGCTGGAGGTACTTCTTATGGAGTATTTGACAACTCAGAAGATATGGCATTAAACTTAGGTTTCTCAGGATTTAGAAGAGGTTCTTATGACTTCTATAAATCTGATTGGAAATATCTAAATGATTCTCAAACTAGAGGTGCTATTAACGCTGCTTACGCTACTGGAGCAATAAGAGGTGTTATGGTTCCTGCTGGAGTTTCTTCAGTTTATGACCAACAAATGGGTAAGAATATGAAAAGACCATTCTTACACGTTAGATATAGAGCTTCTCAAACTGATGACAGAAGATTAAAAACTTGGGTCACTGGTTCTGTTGGAGCAACTACATCTGATTTAGACGCGATGGAGGTACACTACCTTTCTGAAAGATGTCTAGTAGTTCAAGGTGCTAACAACTTCTTCTTATTGAAGTAGTAGTACTATAAGATTAGGGGAGTGCTTGTCACTCCTCTTATCTTTATTATTAATTTTTATTATATTATATTATGGCAAAGAAAAAGAAAGAAACTATAGTTGAAGAACCTATAGTTGAAGAAACGGTTACTATAGAAGAACCGGTGGTTGAAGTTCCAAAAGTGGAAATAAAACCTAAAATTAAAAAAGAAGAAAAACCTAAAGATAACTGGGAAATAAAAGACAGAACCTATTATTTAACTGGCGGCAAAAAACCTTTAAGTCACGCTATTAGATCAGCTAGTATATATTACTTTGATGAAGAAAAGGGTTACGAAAGAGAACTTAAATATTGTGAAAACCAAAGAACATGTTTTGTTGATGAGATGAAAGGTGATCAAAGACAGGCTCATATTGTTTTTAGAAATGGAGCCTTGTATGTCCCTAGAAATAAAACAGTTTTACAAAAGTTATTATCACTGTATCACCCTCACAAAGGTTCTATGTATTATGAGTGGCAACCAGCTGTTAAAGCTGAAAATGAATTAGATAAAATAGAACTAGAAGTTGAAGCTTTAAAGTTAGCTAGTAGTTTAGACATAAACTTAATGGAAGCTATAATGAGAGTAGAGATTGGATCTAAGGTGTCTAAAATGAGTTCTAGTGAATTAAAAAGAGATTGCTTACTATTTGCTAAAAGAAATCCAAACTTGTTCTTAGAATTAGCTAATGATGATAACATACAACTTAGAAACTTTGGTATAAGAGCTAAGGAGTTGGGTATTATTAATTTATCAAGTGATCAAAGGCATTTTACTTGGGGTTCTACTGGTAGAAAGTTAATGACAGTTCCTTTTGATGAACATCCATACACGGCTTTAGCCGCTTGGTTTAAGACTGATGAAGGTATGGAAATATTTTCAAATATAGAAAAAAGGTTAGGTTAATGTAACTTGACTAGTTTAAATAGCCACTCATTACGGGTGGCTATTTTTATTTAGGGGCTAACCTTCCGCTTTATTATGTAACTATATAATAGTAAAATATATTATATTATGAATAAATCAAAAGGACTAGGAGATACAGTTGAAAAGTTTACAACAGCTACAGGTATAAAATCATTTGCTGAAATGACAGCTAGAGCTATGGGTAAAAAAGGATGTGGTTGTGCTAAAAGAAAAGCTTGGCTAAATAAACAATTTCCGTATAACAAATAATAATTATGGTAAACATAGATAGAGTATATCAAAAGGTTTTAGCACTAGCTAATAAAGAGCAGAGAGGTTATATAACACCTCAAGAATTTAATTTGCTAGCTGATAAAGCTCAAATGGAACTAATAAATGATTATTTCCATACTATAAAAACTGCTAACTTAAAACCTAAAAATCAAACAGAAAACTCTGATGAAATAGGTATGGTTAGAGAAAAACTTAATGCTATTAGGACTACTAAATCCTACCCTCTTTCCGCTGCCCCTGGCGCTGATGAAGGTTTTTATAGTATATTGACTTATAATACAACAACTCCAGATTCTCTAGACAGTCACACTGTATATATGGTTGCTACTGTTAGAAAGCAAATATATGGTGGTGGCGATGGAAAAGAAATAATGGAAGTTGATAATCACACGTTAAGGTCTATGATGTCTAATCCGTTAACTTCGCCAACAAGATCTAGACCTGTTTATATTAGAGCCAACAATACAATATCGTCAAATACGAACAACCATAATTACCAATTGCAAATATATCCTGCGATTGAACAATTTTATCCAAACGTATCAATTGAGTACTGGATGAAACCACCGAGACCTAACTGGGGATATGTAGTTGTTAATCAAAAGGCGTTATATAATTTTAACACTAGTACTAATTTTTTCTTACAC